TACTTTCTCGTGCAGGGCGATGACCTTGCCGTGCTCAAACATGACAATCCGAGCATCTCATCTCTTGCGAGCAGTGTGCTCCTCATCGCTGAGAGTGGGCTTCGCAAGATATGTGCCTACCTGAAGCGTGCAATGCCCGCCGTGTTCGGCGATCCGCCCGTTGTGGATGTGTTGCCTGTGCAGGTGACGAATCCTCTGAACACCTATGCCGCTCCCGAGAGCAACAAAGAAATTGGTGCATGGGTGAAGGACATTCGCGGCTATATGGACGTACTCGACGGGCTTTTGCATAAGTACGAACAGCAGAACCCCATCAAGACGCAGGAGGCGTTGAAAGAGGTCATGCGAAGTGTTGGCAAGGACATCTGGGAGGACGTTGTTCGCCTTACCTGCCAGAAATACGACCTCGTGACGGTATAAAACAATTTCACATCGAACCCGCTCAATATGGGCGGGTTTTCTTATGTCTATATCAAGGGAGGTGGTGAGCGTGTAGCATGGCGAACGAGCAAAATCTAATTCCGGCATCGCAACGAAGTAAGAGCGAAGCTAGAGAAAACAGCAAAAAAGGTGGCGTTGCGAGCGGCAAGGCACGCCGCCGCAAAAAGGCGCTACGGCTTGCTCTGAAAGGTTTGATGAATATATCGCTAGGGGAGCTTGCCCCCGATCTGCGCGATGGCATCATGATTGCGGCGAAACTCACCGATGAGGGGCTGACCGTTGGTGATGCCGTCATAGGGAGTATTGTCCGAACGGCGTGCAACGGTAATTCGCAGATGGCAAAGCTACTTCTGGACACCATCGGCGAAAGCATGGAGGCGCGTATGAGGGAGCGCGAAGTCAAACTGAAAGAGAAGTCGCTTGACGAAGGGCGCATAGACAACGTTGCGCCGATCACATTTATATTTGAGAGGGAGGGACCGGAATGAACGAACGGAGAGTCAACGTTGCAGAACTGATAGCACCGAGCTTTGACGGTATATTCTTTGACGTGCAGAAACACCGCTATACGCACTATTGGCTTGCAGGCGGGCGTGGGTCTACGAAGTCCAGTTTTGCATCTTTCTGTGTGCCGCTCCTCCTCCTGCAAAATCCGCTTTGCCATGTAGTTGTGCTGCGAAAGGTCGCAAACACGCTGCGTAATAGTGTCTACAACCAAGTGGGTTGGGCGATCAATGCGCTAGGCTTATCCGACGCATTCGCGGCGCGGGTGAGTCCCTTGTCGTTCGAGTACCGCCGTACGGGGCAGAAGATTCTTTTTCTCGGCGTGGACGATAAGAGCAAGGTGAAGTCAATTAAGCTTCCGTTTGGCTACATCGGCGTCGTTTGGCTTGAGGAGCTTGACCAATTTACGGGCATGGAGGAGGTGCGCAGCCTCCTTCAGTCCCTCCTTCGCGGCGGGGCGCACTACTGGGTGTTTTACTCTTACAATCCGCCCAAAAGCCGTAACAACTGGGTCAATGAGGAGGCATTATTTGACCGCGACGATCGCGTTGTGCACCGATCGACCTATTTGGATGTACCACAGGCATGGCTCGGGAAGCAGTTTATCTTAGAAGCAGAGCGGCTCAAAGAAAAGAATGAGACGTTTTATCGGCACGAATACCTCGGTGAAGTCACGGGCACGGGCGGCGCGGTGTTCGAGAATGTGGAAGACAGGCGTATGACATCAGAGGAGATTGCGGGATTTGACCGTCTTTATTATGGGCTGGACTTCGGTTTTTCCGTTGATCCGCTCGCCTTTGTCTCCATGCACTACGACGCGAAGCATGAGACGGTTTATATTTTTGATGAACTGTACCAACAAAAACTTTCCAATCGACAGGCGACGGAATGGATTCTACCGCGCACGCGAAGCAAAGTTGTTATGGCGGATTCTGCCGAACCGAAGAGCATCGCAGAAATGCGCGGCTATGGGCTGAATGTGCTCGGCGTGAAGAAGGGACCTGACAGCGTGGCGCACGGAATCAAGTGGCTACAGGACAGGGCGCATATTTTCATCGACAAACAGCGTGCACCGAACACCTACCGCGAGTTTGTTACATACGAGTATGAACGGAATCGGCAGGGGCAGTTCATCTCGGCATATCCCGACCGGGACAATCATGCAATCGACGCCGTGCGTTATGCGCTTTCGACTCTTGCACTTGGGTGTTCGCATTTGCCGAAAATCAGCGATGCGCTCATGAAAAAAAGTTACTGGACATAGAGGTGAGGATGAATGGCAAAGGATGAAATTGGACGTGCTGGACAACAGTGTTACGGCGGTGTGTTCTACGAGGAATTCCTGCCGGAGCTGCGGGGACAGCGTGGCATTCGCGCATACAAGGAAATGTCCGAGAATGACGACATCGTCGGTGCGATTCTGTTTGCCGTTAAGATGCTCATCCGAAATGTGCATTGGGGTGTTCAGCCGGGCGGCACAGAGGCGGTCGATGAAGAATGTGCTGCGTTTGTTGAATCCTGCCTTTATGACATGGAGGATTCGTGGACGGGGACACTCTCGGAGATCTTGTCTTTCCTCGTCTACGGATGGAGCGCACATGAAATTGTCTACAAGCGCCGCATGGGGCGAAAGCGTGACAGGCAGCTGAACAGCAAGCACAAGGATGGCCTCATCGGATGGCAGAAGCTGCCGATTCGCGCACAGGACACGCTTTATCAATGGGAATACGGTGCGCGTGATGACCTCATAGGCATGACACAGGTTCCGCCGCCCGACTTTGGGCTCATCACGATTCCCGCAGAAAAACTGCTTCTGTTCCGCACGGAGAGCCGCAAGGGGAACCCTGAGGGGCGCAGCATTCTTCGCAACGCCTACCGCTCGTGGTTCTTCAAGAAGCGATTCCAAGAGATCGAGGGCATCGGTATTGAGCGCGATCTTGCAGGACTTCCCGTGCTCGTTGCCCCTCCCGGCGTGGATATATGGAGTGACGACCCCGACATTGTACGCACGCGTGCACTGGCAGAAGCTCTCGTGAAGAATATTCGCCGCGACAGCATGGAGGGCATTGTTCTCCCTGCTGAGTGGGATTTGAAACTGCTCAGTACGGGTGGGAAGCGCAACTTCGATACGAATGCGACGATTGACCGCTATGACACACGTATGGCGATGACGGTGCTGGCAGACTTTGTTCTGCTCGGCCACCAGAAGGTTGGCAGCTTTGCCCTCTCGGATAATAAGACGGAGATGTTCTCGCTTGCCATCGGTGCGTTTTTGGACATCATCTGTGAGGAGTTCAACAAAAAGGCGATTCCGTATCTCGTGGACATGAACGGCGAGCAGTTCGGCGGGATTACAGATTATCCGGAACTGGTACACGGAGACATTGAGACGCAAGACATTAGCAAGCTCGGTGATTACATCCAGAAGATGACGGGCATTGGGGTGCTTCAACCCGATGCAGGACTTGAGGATTTCGTGCGGCAACAGGCGGGGCTTCCCGAGCGTCTGGATACGTATGCAGAACCCGCTATGAAGCCGCCACATCCCGCAGACAGCGAAGAAAATGCGCAGGACATACAAGACACCGCGATGGAGGAAAACGGGCGTACAGAGGCGGCACAGAAGCGTCTTAGGAGGGGATAGCCATGCTGGTATTCTCTCCCGTCCGTGTTCTGCGAAAACGAAAGAGCAGTGAAGAGACAGAAGAAATCCTGCGGCGGCTCGACGATTTCCTAAATGTAGAATCTCCGCAACTTACTGAGTGGCTCTGTTCGGTGTTTCAAGACCAACAGGCTGCCGTGACATACAAAGAACTGCGCGAAGCGGTACTAAACGGCTATGAGGAGCAGATTCTTCAGTGGCAGGATGACTATGCACGGCTCATCAATGAGCATTTCGCGCCTATATATCTCACGGCAATGAAAGCAGGTGCGAAAGCGTGGGAAGAAAAGCTCGGCGGCAAGCTCCTCTATGATTCGGATAATGATGTGCAGAACTGGATTCGTGAGCGCACGGCGGGGCTTATTACGAACATCGGGGAGGAGACACGCGCGGCGGTCAAGATGATTCTGTGGAAGGGGCAGCAGGAGAATTGGACAGCGGCGCAGATTGCACGGCACATTCGCCCCTGTATAGGTCTTACAAAAGCCGATGCAGCGGCAAATGCGCGGTATCAGCAGAGTGTCTATGACAGTCTCCGCAAGGCGCACCCGCGCATGACGGAGGCGAGCGCAGCGAAAAAAGCGCAGGAAGCGGCACTCAAATATGCGGCACGGCAGCATCGGACACGTGCGGATATGATTGCGAACACGGAGCTTGCCTTTGCCTATAACCGCGGGGAAAACACGAGCATACGGAACGCGATGCGGGACGGGCTTATGGGGCCGTGTGTCAAGATATGGCGCACGGCAGGTTCAGAGCGTGTCTGCCCGCGCTGCGGTGCACTCAACGGGAAGGAGATTGGATTCGATGAATCGTTTGACATCGCGGGGAAAGAACTTTTTCCCGGAATGCACGAAACGCCTCCCGCGCATCCTCGCTGCCGCTGTGTGGTTCAGTATAAAGAGATTGCAGCACCAGCACGAGGCTTGAGATCGGGAGAAAGACAAAGGAAAGCCCCCGCCCATCCTGTGCCGCAGGAACTCGGCAGGATTGATTTCAAGAATAGGGACGTGGTACAATCCACAGTAGAATACTTCGAGCCGCAGATTGCAAAACAGGCGGTCGAGAACGCCATTGTTATCACGAAGGAAGGGCGCGTTATTCTCTGTGTTGGGCATCTCAATGGTGTGTACCCCGATGAAGATCTCGGTGAGGAACTGCGCGGTGCCGTGGTGACACAT